CGGCTCTTAGTTCTGTGTCAGGGAACACGGACCTGTAGTCTTGTTCGTTCATCAAGTTTCTGACTTTTCTACCAAAACGATATGCTAGCTCTGCCGTATGGGTGGTTTGGATAATTTTCAATTTAGGGTTATGCCCCATCATCCAAGCCGGGAACAGATAACTAGCAAATTCTGACTTAGTGTGTCTTGGTGGCATGTTTACTATCAATCTAGAAATTTTTTTATCTTTGATGGCTTCTAATTTTTTAGCAATGATTTTATGGTGTGCCCCCTCTATGAAGTCGGGCCATATACTTTTTACAA